CTGATTCTACTGTTGAACGTCGTTTATTTTTTCTTCCTTTGAGTGGTGGCCTTGTGCGCCTAAATTGAGCTAGTTTTTTGCCTATGTATTTTTTGCCATTAGTAATATTTGTAATTAAGTAAACGAACCCTACTACATCTTCGGGTATATTCTCAACTGGTTCATCATTGTATAGCCATGTCATGTTTATTATATAGTTCTTGCGTCTGCAACATCAATCTTTTTTGATTTGAATCTCGCTAGTCCACTGTTTTTCAAATGGAGTAGTTGAGTTTCTAATCCCGCACACTCTTTCGCATGGGCCTAAAGGTTTGTCTGTCCAACTGTTTGACACACCTGCGAAGTTATCTGTATGAAGTGCATTGTCTATACGTCTATCTCTTGCAAATACTGTGTTGCCTAAAAAACAACAAGGAAAAAGCTCTCCAGTTGCTGCTAGGTACATACTAGATTCTTTTAGTGCGTAACAGTCAATGCCCGAATAAGATTCTAAAGGTTTTCCGCGTTTGCTAACTTTAGTTCTAAACCAACTAAAGCCTAACTCTTGTGCAAGTTCTTTTGCTTGTTCGACTTGATGCTTGTTATGATCAAATATCAAATAGTCCCAATGGGCACTGCCTCCATTGGCAATAAACGATTTAACATTTTCTATCAGTTTGTCCCAGTCGACTCCTCTCCTATATATATGATTAGTATCAGCTAAACCATCTATACTAAACACTACATAGTCCTGTGGTAAACAAAATATCTCTGCTAGCTGTTTCCACCAAGCAGTGTTTTGTAATGCACCATTAGTGTTCATGCCCAATGTGATATCTTTGTTTTGTGTTCTAAACCAACGGTATATGTCCAATGTGTTTGCACCAGCAGCAGGATCTCCAAAGTTTCCACACATGAACATTTTATCAAGTTGACCAATCTGTTGTAGCGTGAAATGTTCAATTATTTTGTCTATAGTTAAATGTTTAACCTGTCCATTAAACCAAGCAAAATTTTCTCTAGCACACTGACTGCAATGCGCTTGACACACTGTTGTTGATTCTAAATGTAATACCCTTACACTGTCTTGGTTAAACAACTTCTACGTCCGTTTCATAACTGGTGTAACCATTCTCTTTGATTACTTTCATAATATTATTAACACGCCCACCAAGCTCATCCTTGTGACTTACTAACCACACACTCTTGTTGCGATCTCTGCTCATCTTCTTAAGGGCTGCAAGTGCATTTTCAACACCGCTAGCGTCCATGCCACTGTCAACAACTTCGTCAATGAATAGTAGGTTAATTGGATGATATAGGCTTTCCCACACATCACGGAACGCCCAGCTTAGACTTAAAATGAGTCTATTTCGTTCGCCTCTACTGAGATTATCAAAGTCCAAGTCACGGCCTAGTTCCTGTATTTCGACTGTCAAATCATTCATAAAACGAACACTGTGAGGCAATCCCATGCGTCCCAAGTAGTAGGTTAAACGTGCATTAAGGAACTGTAGATTCTGATCTATAATACGTTTACGTATGAAACTGTCCTTGTTGGTTAGCAGTTTTAGTAGGAAGTCCTGATGATCACGTAGTCTAGCAAGTTCGTTGATAGTATCCCAACTTACCTGCTCAATGCCCTGACTTTCCATTTCCTCAATCTGTTCCGCATATGGATCTTCATCTTCTGTACGTTTGGTTAGTTCCTTTTCCAAACTTGCGACAGTTGTACGATGATTGTAAGCATCGTCTATAGTGTCGTAAAATACCTGCGGAGCAACGCCAAGTTCGCCTTCCTGCAATACATCCATATGGTTAGCACGTTGAGTTTCGTTAGCAAGTATCTGCATTGCAGCTTCCTGCTTCTGTTCCTGTTTGCTGGCTAGAATTTCTTCCTGCGTAGTATCATGAATATCCTGCCCACAAGCATGACACTTGTGTTCTTCAAGTAAACTAATTTCTTTATCTAGTTTACCGATAAGTTTATTCTGCTTGTCATTGTCACTATCAATGCTACTAATCCAACGCTCTGCTTCTTCACGCCGTTTCTTTTGTGCATAAAAGTCTTCTAACAGTTTATGATTAGCAAGTTCACTGTCGATGTCAATGTGTGCTAGATCCTCGATGCCAGACTTTAGTTTCTTTACGTCCTCATCACGCTTTGCATGCCAGAGTCGCTGACGTTTCTTAAGACTGTCAATCTGCTCTTCGATACGTTTGTTAGCATCTTCAACTGCTTTGATACGATACTCTTCTTCAGTAATCATATCCTTAGTCTGCTTGCCGAGTTCCTTTAGTTTATCTGCTTTCTCACTTAGTAATGTGATGCCCAGCATTTGCTCAATAATAGTGCGCTGATCATTAGAACTCAAACTAAGGAACGGCTGTGTATAGGTATTAAGAGCAACCAGATGTTTAAACATCTCGTGGCTCATACCTAACAAGCGTTCTATCTCAGTCTGAGTTTCACGGTTTTCACCCTGTTGTTCTTCTGTCTCAATCTCACCAACTGTAAACTTTAATACATTAGGCTTCCGCCCACGTTCAATATGATACTGTTTGCCGTTTAGCTCAAAGTCAACAGTAACTAACATATTTTTACTGTTGGTCTTGTTAATTAAGTTGTCACGCTTGATATTAGTAAGAGCTTGACCGTAGAGAGCATAACTCAGTGCATTGATGATTGTGGTTTTACCCGTGCCATTTCTAGCGCCAGAATCGTCACCTCCTTGATCTAAGTTTTCACCAAGCACAAGAGTTAGGTCTCTACGATCAAAGTCAACGGCCTGGGTTTGGTTGCCCACGCTCATGAAGTTCTTCACTGTGAGAGTATTAAGTTTGAACATTATACCAGTGTCCTAAATCTTTATTAATAAAATCCTCAAGATTCTTTATATTATATTCTAACTGGTGTTTGCTTTTGCTGTCAAGATTAATATTTCTCTTGTAGGCAGTCACATTACTAGGAGCAGTATCTACTAAAACCTCATTTAACCCGACATACTTAGTAATACCATTTACAAACTCTTGGGGATTATACTCTAGGTCGTCATAGAACAAAACTTTAAGTTTTTCACTTTGCCATCGTTTAAGGATTCCTACATAATCTAAAGATTGTGTAATCGACTGAAAATATTCTGCGTCTTCGTTTGTACTGGCATGAAAGTTATACATGCTATTCGCATATGAATAAGGATTCCTTAGTATAATAGTTATATAACTAGCATATTTTTTTATAAATTCAATTTGATCATAATCTAGTGACCATAGGTTGGGATTAAAGTTTAGACTAAAACTATACGCAGAAAAGTATAACTTATAGGTATCCACATTAGACAACAGAGAGACGGCCGGTTCTTTTTCCCCTTGATAATCAATTTGATCAGACTTAATTAAGTTATTATATAGCCACGTAGTACCAGTCTTAGCAGTGCCAAGGTTAACGTAATGGATCATTTAAATATTCTCTTATTGGATGATAATATGATAGGGTAAGATCCCCTTTAAAAAACAATAAATTATGATCAGATGAATGTTCAACATATACTCTAGAGTTATTAGGAATCGATGTCATTAAAATTTTATCATCTTTAATTATCCAAAAATCCTCAAATTGTATCTCCTCTATGGTAATACCATTGTCATAGATAGTATCATTTATTGCTTTTAGCCGTAACGTAAACTTATCTGTGTAGTTTTTATTGTATTTTATTCTAACTGATCTAGCACCTATGTTTACTGGCACTAAGTCGTTATTAATTCCTGCTAGAATATTAGCATTGATAGGATCCTTAAATTTTACAGTTATCCAACTTTTAATCATACACGAACAGTCAAGTGAGTCATAAGTTTATAGATTCCTGTAAATATCCAACATGAGAGTTTTGTCGTATTGGGGACTGTCTAACTGTGTTAGGTGTGATGTTACAATGCTGTCTACACTCTCAAAGTTGACTTCGCCTTCGAACTCTTGTGCGTGATCCTCTTCGCCAACTCTAGGTATAAGAGCAAGTTCACGTAAACTAAACTCTGGGATAAACTGCTCCTTGATAAAGTTTGCTTCTTCGTAGCTGATGTCAATGTCCAGTTCAACACGACAATACATGTTAGGTTTCAATAGATTGTCTGTGTTTGCTAATACATCACTTAACATGTAACGTCTATACTTGGGAGCATCAGGCCAGGCAATATATTCCGGATCTTTGCCCCATTCTAGGATCATTACGCCGCGCTCATCATCGCCTGCATCTGCATAGTTGTGTGGAAACGCATTACCCATGTATGTGATGTTTTTGTGCGTCTGTCGTTTGTGGAAATGTCCTGTATAAACTGTTTCACTACGCAGGTCCTCACGCTTGAGTTCACCTACGTCGGGCATACGCACCATTGCGTTCATGTAGAAGTTAGGTAGTTCCAAATGACCAAACATATACTTGGCTTCAATCTTAGGAACTCGAGCAAACTCTTTACCCACTAACCATGGCATAACACAGACATCACCTTCTTCTGTGATGTCATCAAACAGTCGAACATTGTCCCACTTCTTAGCCCACACTACACTGTTCATTTCTCGTGTATCACGATAGTGCTCGTCGTGATTGCCTGGTAAAAATATTACCTGTGCAAAACTATCACTCAACTTATCAAATGCACGAACACTGTAGTTTAGTGTACTGATGTTTAGACTGGCACGATTGTGATGCCAGTCGCCCAAGAACACACAAGTTTCACAGTTGTTGGCTTTGCCCTGTTCAATAACAAAGTCAATAAAATCCAAACAGTCCTGATTATGCGTCTTACTGTTAGACTTTAAGCCAAAGTGAATGTCTGTGAAGAAAATCGCTTTTTTAAATAGATTCATTCTTCTTTGCGTCCTCGTTCGCAAACTGACGTGTGTA